GCCATTTAAAATTGTAATCTCAAAAAAGTTTAATTGGGCCATGTCGGCACAATTAAATAAAAAATTATTGATTAAAATTTAAATTGAGCGACAAAGCCCGAGGTCAATAGCATTGACCCCCTCCCGACTACAGGGAGTAGATTTTGGTTAGGACGGTGGACTGGCCTCAAAGGTCATAGGAGGCATCCCAGTCCACATGTAACATTGGAAATCTTCACCAGTTGCTACATATTGTAGGGTTCGACCTCGCGAATGCGAGGTGCCACGCCCAGGGTCACCACGTATCATTAGATCGTACATGGTATGTCTGATTTCTTCAGTGTGTTCGTGAAATCTACGAATTGGAACGAATCTCCTAGCTTGGTAATACGGTACCTCAAATTCCAACACCGGATTTACGGGTCCCGACACTGCGGTGCCAGTAATCCCTGTATCAGGAACTCCGACAGATGTTGGAGGATATTGTTTGAATGTATAGAGAGGTATAACTTGGGAGTTAGCTTCATTTGGGGTGGTGTGAGGCGGAGTGGAGGCAACTGCATATCTGTAACCTCCTATAGCTGGGTATTGTTGGGGTGAAATTTGCACACTAGCGGCAAACGAATCTGCTGACTCTGAATCAGCGGCAAGAGGAAGAATCTTGTATCGAATGCTACCACGCCAACCACTAAAATTAATTGTAACCCAATGAATAAGAACGGTGTTACAATAATTATATTTAGTGCCCAGAGTTGTGGTATCAACGGCCGCAGGAACAGAACCACGATAATATGGAAAGGATCCAGCTCTCATATTAATAGTATATGGATCCAAAGAACCAAAATTATGGGTTATGTGCGCGCGCCACAAATTGTATCTTTTGAGGAGCTGCCTAAAAGATGTGATTCTCTCACCATAATACACCTTATAAGTTTCTCCAGTATACCGCACTTTTCCATTAACTAATGTATCTGCGGACTGCACGGGCGCATTACCCTGCACGACATCCATGCCAGTGTCAATTATCGCAGAAGCGTTGTTTGCAACATCAGTACCAGGCTCAGAAATATGCTTTTCCGGCGGCGTGTAGATCCTGCCCATTTGCGGTTCAAAATCTGGTTTTTCAGCCAACAGTGCTGATGGTCCATTAACATCAGGCCAGATACAATAATTTATAAAATTGTCTGGCTGGGCGACCTGGAAATCATCACCTGCGGATATAAAAACGTTAACAGTTATATCATTATTAACTGTAGTGTTTGGTGATGTCAACTGTGACACTACATAAACTCCAAAAACACCATTCGCATATCCACCGGAGACAGTAACACCAGAATCGTTGAACTGATCATTCATCGTGTCAACACCAGGTTTAGCATGATACATAAAAGTATCTACTTGAGAAGGTGAAATTTCAATAGTGAAGTCATTAGTGTCAGCCAGGTCAACTATCTTCAGATAATTCGTGTTATACTCATTAACTGCCAATCCATTAATGCTATTTGGTTCATACACTATTTTCAATCGGCCCTTATGAACCGCAGAACAAACAATTTGAAAACGATAACGCAAAGTGCCAGTCCATGCTGCAAAAGGAAGGGCAGCTACAGCAGTTGCCGTAAGGAGATAATACTCTGCAAGACTTTGTTGAAAAACAACTGGGTCAACCTTACAGCTAAATAATAGTGTTTCGGGAGAGGCAGATGTGGCCCAATTGAAGGTAGCAAAGTAGGACTCACGCTTCGCTATCGACAAGATGGTGAGAGGATCCTCACTGTCCAGAGATGCCACTTTGGGGTCAATAGTTAACTCCTGTTCATCATCGACTGTTAGTCTGTGACAAGTATCTGGAACATTTGTCAAGGCTAAATTACCAGCCAAGCGCGGGACAACGGGATCGGGCGATTTTGTAACGATTGGCCTGCCGTACCCAAAAAGAGCAGCAACATTGCCAACAGCTGTGGCTGCAATATGAGTTGCTAAAGCAAAATTTCCAATATATGGAGCTTTAGTTAACATTGCTGAAATAGAAGCAATAACTGAAGCTGGTTTAGACACAACGCCTGTTTTGTTAGCGTGGTCTATCTCACCAGCTTGAGGAACCATAACAGCGGAATTGTTGCAAGTTGGCTTGGCAACATGCACATTAGTGGCCCAAGCAAATACACTTATAGTAACTGGTGCAGTGCCACCATTGGCATGTTTCAGTAAATTCAAAGCAAACATATTGACATAGCCCATCCAGCGCCATTCCGCACCGACAATGTCAAGATAATCTCCAGCATGGAAAAAGGGTAAAACCATATCACCCCCAGTAGATGTGGTCGGGTCAATGAATATTTTTTGCATTTGTGACCTCTGTACCATATCAATGAGACCTGGGGGCTGGGCAGTCACTTCATCATACACAGCATAAGGTAAGTAAGAGGCCAAAATTTTACCATAGTAAAATTGATTACCATTTACCATAAACCTCAAATGGATATTAGCGCGCAAGTTTTGGTAATTATTGATACGATTGATGATTCGTTTGTTTCCAAAGAAAAGTGTCCAAGGGTCAAAAGTTTCATTGAGAGATGAACCTAATGTCCAATCAGTCTCATAGATCTTTATGGGTCGAGCGAAAAAATCGTTGAGTGTGGAATCAAGGGCATCTCTGCGTGTACGAACCACATCAATCCCACCTCCAAGATCGTAATTGTAGGGTTCGTCCCCGGACGAAAAATCAATGTTTTCTTGAACCAAATTAGAAGACATCTGATAGATCTCTCCTTCAGTTATCATTCCTGACTGTGGTTCAAAATAGTGGGCGATGGAATCCACCACCCCCACTTCGGACGTTTTTAAGACTCCAGTAGTGTCAATATACTGAAGAAATATAGTATTGTTGTTTGTTGTAGTAAGTCAATTTTGAGAGATGACATTAGACTTATAAGCCATCAATTTTTCAGCTTTGCTTGGCGAGAGCCCTTCTAAATAGAAGTACACTACTAGGAGTGTGCCTATGAACATGAAGCAATTATATAAAAATGCAATATAAAATATAAAGGTAACCATACATGTAAATGTCAAATGATTTGCCACGTGACAAGTGGCGCCTTTTCAGCAAGAGAAATTAGGTAATTCCCAAACCAGAACTATATTTAGCGTGCCATTCCTGGGCACGGGTGTTGTAAGTCTTGTCGAGCTCGGTGCAAAGATGTAGTATACCATGACGCTTCGCCACTTCACACAATTGTCCACGGCGTAGCTCATAGATCTGTTCTCCATGATTGAACCATTCCCGAGCTGCAGAGTCAACATTGAGAGCCGCAGCCATTTCTTGTGTCACCGGAGAATCTTTGTCCCACAAATGCGCATGTAACATCTTAGCGCAAGAAGAATCACTCAATGCGCCAAGATGGACGCCCAACAGTGGATGATATACGCTAGAACGTTTCAAAAATTCAAAGTGTTCAATAGGCAAAAACTTTGCTAATGCAGAATCTTTATCTGGCATGGTATATTTCTGTCCAAAACGAGCCAAAAATCTGGAAATTGCGATTATATTGAAATGAGGCACTTCTGAACTAACGGATCCGATATTATCATCTCCATATGTCATCAACTTAACACAATTTCTAAACTTTCTACGCGTGTGAAGCGACTGTGGATAATACATATCGTAAAAGGCACAACGAAGATTTAGACTCCCACAAATACTATTCAATATCACTGTCAAAGAATTGCCACTAATGTGGCCCCCTTGACTCAATGAGATCAAATCGCCATTAAAAGAAATGCAAGAATATATCACATCTCCAGCCATCGCTTCCATAGCTCCTATATCAATTGCCGAGTAGTTGCAAACACGAGCACAATCTATTAAGATGCGAAAGGCGGCACACAGCAATTGCGAAGGTAATTTTTGATCGTACTTGCTATAATCTCCTCCTAACAAGCGATCTTCGCCAAAATGGATCGCATGATTGTAAAATTGATTCCACTCCTCACTATGGCAATTTATGCCAACGGCACACTCACTAACAAGGGGGTTCATCTGTATTACTCTCAATATAGGAAGATAGTACTTTCGCAGTAAAAAAGTAAGAGAGATTGGATTTACATAAAAGACTCTACACTTGTCCTTTGTCACCACCTCATCTTTCAATGCTGCCTTGGCTATTGGGTAGGCTCGTTCCCCACAGCGATACAAATTCTCACACCTGCTTATTTCAGTAAACACTTCATTAGTAAATGTTTTGGGATGCTGGTACGTTCCATCTGGTTCAAGATCAATCATGTACTTTTCCTTAACACAATTGAGGGGATATCCTATAGAAGTATTCGGCTTTATTGCATCTATAAACTTCATACCAGGAATACCACAGATGTTTTCACGTGTGCACAGGGGTCTAGCATTCTTCCACAATTCTGACTCGAACAATGGCAACAAATCTTCTTTATAATCATACACGGCGATTTCCAGTAGATCAATTGGTAAAGACGCACCTGGTGAGGCCAACTCACTCAAACAATCCTGCCAAGGTTTATATCTGGGTTTCACACACGGTGATTTGTAAACATAGGGAAAACCCATCACTTCATCGACAGAACTAGAAATGATGGTTTTCCGCACAGAAGTTTTGAACTTCACTGTCTCTTGTGTTGTTCCATGAAAGGCAATCTGTGAGTGATTTGGCATGTAGTGTATTGGACTTTTGTAGTGGGGTTCACTTATTGTAAATAGCTTTCTCCCAAATGCTTGCACCTCAAAGTGCTCGGATGAACCAGTGAATAAAACACCCTCACGCGCATACAAATTAGAATATGCAGTGTCAACCATTTTAGCTGAAAAAGCACCTGCACAACCGTGTACAGAGCCAGTACTACCCCCCAGGTGCAGACCAAGTATAGTGGGGGAAGTGCGCGAGATTAGTGTCCCACCGCATAAACCACGATAAGTGTTGATATTCAGTGCGTAGTTATACCCCATAAAATCCTTAGCCCCATTCGAAGTGTGGGCATAACGAGCTTTGCCGATAATCGGGTTTCCAAAGACATCTTTCTCCATGGTGCCATCCAACTGTCTTTTGAGCATAACGAACTCACAACTCAAAGGAGGCTCATTTGAAATGAACTTTCGAAGGTCTCCATAGGAACCACCAGATGAAACATAACAAAAAGCATAGTCCGAATGTGGTGGCACATATGTGTTGGGTTTCGCAACAACTATTTCAAAACTTCCGCCACAATCCAAAGGATTTTTCTTGAAGCACCTCAATCTCATTTCAGTTTCGGTAATGATATGCGATGGCAATACGATTAGATTTGACATAAGAAATAGGCCATTGACTTGATACTCAGATCCCAAGTAAGAATAGCGACAACTCACGATATTCTTCTCCACTTTCAACAACAACTGATCACTCGTTGTGTTTACTGTACGTGGATCAGTAGGGAGTTTTCGCGCAACAACACTGGCCCAGGGATTTTCCTGAGCGTCACGACCAGCAACATCTTCTTGAGACGCAGGTTGCAAATTGCCTTGAGGTTCAATGCGAATCTGATCAAAGAAACAACGCAGGACTTTTAGTGAGGCCAAGACTAGTGCTATTTTGATAGCGAATCCTGCGTATTGATCACGTAATACCAACAGAGAGGGCCGAATAGTATTTCTACCCCGCAACTTCATCATCAAGATCCCAAATAAAACATCATGCAGATAGTACTGTATTAGAAGTAAAGGTAAAATAGAAATCCAATCCAAATGGGAGAAGAATACGCTAGTCAACGCCCCAAGCCACATAAAGGCAGTGATTACACAATATGCGCGGATCAATGTCACATGGTACACCGACAAGGCAAACCACTGGAAAAAACTGTGATT